AGGCACGGTGCGGCTGACCGAGAAGATGGTCATCGAGCGCTATTCGAATGTCATGCACATCGTTTCCAACGTCACCGGCCAGCTCAAGGCGCCCCTGACGGCGATGGACGCGCTGCGCGCGATCCTTCCGGCCGGCACGCTCTCGGGTGCACCGAAGATTCGCGCCATGGAAATCATCGACGAGCTCGAGCCGGTCAAGCGTGGTGTGTACGGCGGCGCCGTCGGCTATCTCGCCTGGAACGGCAACATGGATACCGCCATCGCCATCCGTACCGCGGTGATCAAGGACGGCGAGCTGCATGTGCAGGCCGGTGCCGGCATCGTTGCCGACTCGCAGCCGGCCCTTGAATGGGAAGAGACGCTGAACAAGCGCCGCGCCATGTTCCGCGCGGTAGCCCTCGCCGAGCGCGACGAGCAGGAGAACTGATCATGCTGCTGATGTTGGATAAGTAGCATTCACGTCCGGAGCAGTCCGCAGTCGACCTGCCTTTCGCGTAAAAATAGAGTATTCGCTGGGCTGAGCCGCCGCCAGTGTCCGCCGTCCTCCGGCGACATCCTTTAAAAAAGCGGGTATGGTTGCGGGTATGAAATGGACTGATACCCGCATACCCGCACCATGCCCCTCACCGACGTCAAGATCAGGCAGGCTAAGCCAGGCGCTGCCGCGCTCAAGCTCACCGATGGCGGCGGGCTTTATCTCGAGGTTCGCCCGAACGGCTCGAAGCTCTGGCGGTACCGCTATCGCATTGCTGGGAAGGAAAACGTATTCGCCATCGGGGCGTACCCGCAGGTGACGTTGGCTGATGCACGCTCCGAGCGTGACGCTGCGCGCGAGCATGTGAAAGCCGGGCGCCACCCTTCACATGTTCGGCAAACCGAAAAGGCTCAGCAGGTCGCAGAGAATCGGAACACCTTCAAGGTGGTTGCTGAGGAATGGATCAATGAGCGCCTGGCTTCCAGGACCGAGGCCTATCGGCGGCAGGCGCGGCGGGTGTTCGAGGCAGAGGTGTATCCACGTATCGGCCGACTCCCAATGCGCGAGATCACGGCGGCGCATGTGCTGGATATCCTCACGCGCATGAGCAAGCGTGGCGCCACGGCCTACGCGCTGCATGTGCGGCAGTGGATATCTGCAGTCTTCCGGTTTGGGGTCGCTACGCTGCGGGCAGACGCGGACCCGGCCGCAGCGTTGAAAGGAGCGATCCAGCGCAAGCCGATCAAGCACTCCAAGCCGATGAGCGAAGCTGATCTCGCTAAGTTTTACCGCGCCCTGGCCGACTACAAAGGGCATAGGGTGACGGTGATCGCGCTGAATCTGCTACCGATGTTGTTCACTCGTACGGTAGAGCTGCGGTGCGCTCGGTGGTCCGAGTTCGATCTGGAACGCGCGTTGTGGGAGATCCCTGCCGAGCGGATGAAAATGCGGCGCAAACACCTGGTGCCATTGCCGCGCCAGGCGGTGGGCCTGCTGAAGGAGCTGAGGCGCATAACGCCCGGCGACCTGCTTTTCCCCGGCCTGCGGCACCCTGACAAGCCGATCAGCGCGACGACGCTGAACAGGGCGCTGGAGTACCTCGGGATGGAGGGATGGCATTGCCACGATTTTCGGGCGACGGCTTCTACGCACCTGTACGAGTCTGGGCGGTGGCGCAGCGAGGTCATCGAGTTGCAGCTGGCACATGCTGAGCGGAGCACTGTGCGGGCAGCCTACAACCACGCACAGTATCTCGATGAGCGACGAGAGATGATGCAGGTGTGGGCTGATCGTTTACCGTTTGCAATTGATTGCACTGCATGCGAACCAAGCTTTCCGGGTTTAAGGTAATCAAAGGGTTAGCGAAGACCTCGTCACATCTCCTTGTAGCGCCCTTGACATGGGTCTTCAAGCCGCTAATGATTGAACCAGAAGCCGTAGAGCTACGGGTTTCAAGCGGTTGACTCAATTACTCACTTCCTATAGATTCGCGGCCCCTAAGTATTTTTGTGCGATGGCACTCTGGTGGTAAGGATGACCCAAGCTCCAAAAACTTTTGAAGTAATTGAAGGTCACATTCAGTACTCACCACCAGAAAATGTCGAACAAGCTTATGTAATTGTGTTGGACGTAGCTAACCGCGTGCTACGCCAGTGCCGTCTCTTCTGCATCGAGAGCTTGCGTGAAGAGAACCCAACAATTGGTGAAATCGCGCGTCGTATGCGCGTTATCTGCAAACTGATGCGCGAACTAGACGTTTGCGACGGGATGGCAGACCAATGGACCGTAGATAAAGCGCACGAATATGCTGACCACGTTCAAGCTCTCGCAGATGCGATCGATGCAGGGGACGTGTTGGAGCTGGATCGTCAATGTGATTTGCTCAACCAAAGGAGCTTTCTATGAAAAATGAATTGAAGCGTCGCCGTATTCTTAAAGCCCTACAATCTGAATGCGCTGCTTTGGGCGCCTTGACTACCAAACTCGAAAGCGACCTGGCAGCTAAGCGCACCACGAAAGCAGCCTGATTTTTCGAGGTTGGTTATAAAGCCCCGCAATCGCGGGGCTTTTTCGTTTACGCGGCTTTTTTTCGCAGTGTCTTTTGCGTTTCTACCCATCCCTGAATTTCTATCTGCGACCAGCGCGAGTACCGGCCGAGCTTGATCGGCGGAGGGAACGCTTCGGCTGCGATCATTTCGTAAATCGATGATTTGCCCAGCCCTACCTGGCGGCAAACCTCTGGCAGCTTGATGAGGATGTCGATCGACTGGTTGCTCATCGCCGCTTACCTCCCTTGCGATGCTTCTTGGTGCCGCCGTGGCAGGTCAGGCGGTAGCTGATGAATGTCGCCAGCTCACCGATCTCGGCTTTGATGTCGTCGATGATGGCGCCCATGATCGCGTTCACCTCCTCGTAGGTTGCGCGCTGAATGGTGCGAGAGTTGTCGACGTGGGTCTTGCCGTCCGGCGTCTTGACCAGCCATTCCATCAACCAGCGCTGCGGCTTGCGTGGCAGGCGACCGCTGACCTGGGCGACGTCGTTCGGCATTTCGGTGCTGTAGAAGATGGAGTAGGTCATGCTTCATCCTCAGGGTCGCGGTCCGTCTGCAGAATGACATCTATGCAGGTATGGCTTTGCCGAATGCAGGTACTCCGACTGCGGCCGGTGCTAAAGCAGGCCTCGCCAATTTTGCTTTTGCGCGGGCTCATGCTGGCATCTCCAGTGCGAGGTCACTCTGACCGCTGTGCTGCCAGACTGGCGCTGAATTTTGGGATTCGATTCGGTCAGCGATCACTGCGGCGCGACCTGCGGCAGTTGGTGCTGGATACATGCCGAAACGGCCGACGGAGCCGGCGTTCACTGCGGCGTTAGTTGAGTCAGCGCTGGCCAATGGCAGGTCGCTGAAAATCCGCGGATCAAGCATTCGTAACCCATGCAGCTTGCAGATTGGGCGGCCCTTCTCGTCACAGATTGCGTTCATGGCATCGCTTATTCTTCGCCACCAAGCCGCCGTGCCAGGCACTCCCCACTGCCCTGAACTGCCAAGTGCAACTACGCGCCAGTCTTTGGCTAGGCGCTGCAGGCGTTCGAGCGACTCATGCATGTGCCACACCGGAACGCCAGGAAGATGCTCGGGCCAGCACTCAAGCATTAGGTCGTTGGCTGCCTCGTCACCATCGATTACGTCCGGGATGAGAGCCCAGTCGAAGCCTGGGTGCCTGAACCACTGAGCGACCCAATGGGTATAACCATCAACATCAAGGGTTTGGCCGTCCTTCCAGCGGCTGAAAGCGCCGCTATCGAGGATGAACGACTGACAAACGTCGGCCACGTTCGCTATCTCATCAGGAGCCTCGAAGGACACGAGCGCGTGGCGCCCAGACAGGAACGCATAGGCCTCAGCCCGCGGGCCGCTACACGGGGTTCCGTGGTAATGGATCATCACGCTGGCATCCTCAGAGTTTCGATCTCAACGCCCTGGTGAACGGCCACGATGCGTTGCTCACCGCCGAACCGGCTGAACAGTGTGTCGGCGATAGCTTCGTGGTACCCGCGCTTGATGAGTGCTGTAGCAGTGCGGATATGTTCGGCGTGAATCATCACAGGGGAGCGGATCTCCAGCCGGTAAACGATCATCTCGGCATCGGCAGGACATTCAACAACGAAGGTGTGGCGGTAGGTGTTCATGCCGCGGCACTCCTCACCGGGGAGCAATAGAGCCAACTCATTTATGTCACCTCACATGCACTGCGGCGCAGCGGCGCCGGTGTGCTCGGCGTCTACGCGCTCCCAGGTGGAGCGAGCGCGGGCGCGGTGGGTTGACTGCATCAGATCAAGCAGTCTGCTGTGGTACTGAACGAGGGCGTGGGTGCTGGTCCACTCGGGCAGGTGCCACGCTACCGGAGTAACGCCTTCCAGGCATGGCCAGGTTTCGCCGTGTGCTGGCATGAGGTCGCGACGCTCGGTGGCCAGGGCGATCATGTCCGCCTCGTGCACGCAGGCGGGCAGTTCCGGCTCGAGGTTGAAGTGTTCGCAGATGGCCAGCCAGACCTTGCGCTCGACCTCGTCGTACAGCGAAACCAGACTCTGCGCCTCGTAGAACTCGCGCATGCTGAGCTTTAGCGGGCGAACCATGTCGCCGACGTAGGCTTCGGTGGCGTCGTGGAGCAGGGCGGCGAGCTGGTGTTCGGCCGGGACGATGCTGGCCACCAGCAGGCTGTGCTGCGCGACCGAGTAGTGCCGGCTGGTGTGGCCGTTGAAGCGGCAGAGCTGCGACAGCGCGTGGGCGATGTCCAGCGTGCAGACCTGGTCGGCGTTGGGTGCGAGCAGGTCGAAGCGGTGGCCGGAGCGGGTGAGAATCCAGGTCATGGCTGGACCTCCTGCTCGGTGCCAAGTAGTTCGCTGGCCTGCACAAGTGCGCGTCCGGCACGCGCCGCTGGCACTTGACCGCCGGTTAGCGCGAGCTTGAGGCATTCGGTTGCTTCGGTCAGGGCGGAGCGCAAATCGGCGTTGTTCTTGGCTTGCTTGGCGAAGCGTGGGTGCAGGTCGATGCAATCCGAGTCTGGGTCGATAATCTGATTCATCTCGAACATGATCACGTGGCACATACCACTGATGACGCGACCGTAGAAGTTCGGTGCGTCTCGCAGAAGACGTGCGAGGTTGTTGTAGAGCGTGCGCAGGTGCAGATCGCTGTCGCTGTCGAAGGCCTCCTCCCCATCGGCCAACAGTTCGCTGAGGCTTTCGCCCGCGTCTGGATCACTCCAAGGGCCGCCAAATCGGGCGTCTATCAATCGCAGAACGTGCATCAGCTCTTCTGCAGCGGCGATGTCCTTTGCGTCAGGTTTGGCCATTTTCATGCCATCACCTCCACTTCCATCACCGGCAGGGTTTGCCAGTAGCGATCGAACAGGGCGCGGGCGCTGCTGGAGAGTTTGCGTGCGACGGTGGCCTGGTCATACGAGCCGAGGCCGGCGAAGGTGTCGGCGGCGAGGCTGAGTTTGTCCGCCATGGCGACGAGCTGATTGGCGTCGTTCTCGGTGATGACGCGGGTTTTCAGGTTGGCGAGCTTGGCGCGGCAATCGTCCAGCTCGGCGGTGGTGGCTTCCAGTGCCTGGGCGGCGTTGAGGCGGCTGATGGTGAGGTGGTGCTTGGCCTCGTCGACCATCCGCCGGGCCTGCTTGAGTTCGTAGCGGTGGGCCTGCAGGCCGCGCTGGTAGCCGATGTCCAAGCCCTCGCGCTTGCCTTTGCGCAGGCCTTCATAGAAGCCGAGGCCGAACACGATGGCCATGGCGGCTACCGAGCCGATGAGGGCGATGATCTGATAGGTGGTGAAGTTCATGTGCTGTGTCCCGTTTGAGCCCGCCGGCTGGTGAGGCCGGCGGGGTGGTGGTTTGGTGTTACTTGCCGAGAGAGAAGGTGCCGATGGTGAGTGGCACCAGGCCGCCTACTTCCTGCTCGAGCACGTCCTTGAATTCCTGGGCGAAGGCTTCGCGCTGGGCTTCCTCCCCGACCCACCGGAGTTTCAGGAGTGGCTCGTCGCGGCCGGTGATGACGGACAGGCGCAGCTTGATATCTGCCACGTCCAGCCCTTCGAACGGCACGGTGGTGAAGATGAAGGCGGAGGGCAGGGTGTCCTGGCTCTTGGCCTCGATCTCGTCCATGGCCGAGCGGCTGGCGGAGAAGTCTCCGACGTTGCTGTCGCGCTGGCTGGTGGCCTTGATGACCATGCGGCGCACAGCGTTGATGGCCTGCAGCATCTGAATGTCCGTCTCGCCGTCTTTCGCCTCGAGGTTGGGCAGCCAGTCCTCCAGCCATTCGGCGAGATCCTTCTGACTGAGCGGCTTGCCGAGTACAGCCTGGAGGGCGGAATAGGCGGCGGTGGGCTTGAGGGTGAGCACGGCTACGTCATCCCCGTGGCCGGCGGCGCCGGGTTCGCCCAGGTTGAAGATGACGGTGGCGCGCATGGCGTCCTGGTCGATGAAGCCGCGCGAGGCGGTCGGTGCGTTGTCGTCCACCACGTCATGGCTTTCGATGTACTTGATGAAGTCCTGCAGGGAGTGGGTAGCCATGGTTCCGCGGAAGCGGTCGCGCATCGGCTGGAGTGCTTCCAGCGGCTGCAGACGAATGCCCTCTGGCAGTACCGCTACGGTAGTGCCGTCCGCAATGGTGATCGGCTTGGCTGCCGCGATCACGGCCTGGGACTCGATGTGTTGGATGGCTTCTTTGCTCAGCGACATGCTGTGTATTCCTTTTGGTGAGTGGGGCTTGGTGAAGCGGGTCAGACTTCGCGGGGCACTACTGGCGCCTGCTCGCGGGTGAACATCTGGTCGGTGGGGCTCGTCTGGAACAGCTCGAGGCCGTTCTCGGTGACGTACATGGGCGTGTCGAGGGAGGTGTCCTCGCGCTTCTTGCCGCGCTTGGTGGGTTGCACGAAGTCCAGCGTGTGGCTGACGGTGACCTGGTTGCTCTGGCCGATCTGCTTGAGCTTGAACTTGAGCGTTACCTCGCCGGGCTTGCCGTGGTCGACCACGCCTGCGGCGACGTCGGAGAGCGCGCGGCCGACCTGCTGGGCGAATACGCTGGCGTTGAGGGAGTTGATGAACTCGGCGGTATCAGTGGGTTTCATTGGCGTGCTGTGCCTCTATGGTTGCCCTTGGTGGGGGCGGGTTATGCCGCTTGGGCGGCGGCGGTTTGATCGAGCCAGTCGGCCAGATCGTGTAGGTAGATGACCCAGGGGCTGCGGTTGGAGCTGGGGTCGAGCTGCCGGATCTTGAGGTTGAGCTGGCCTTCGCGGACTTTGCGGCGCAGGTGCTTGACCGTGGTGATGTGCGGCAGGTGGTCGGTGAGCAGCTGTTCGGCGGTGATGTAGCTACCGGCGTAGCGGCTGCGCAGGGTGTCGAGCGTGGTTTGCACTTGTGGCGTCATGGCTGCACCTCCCCGCGCCCCGCCGGGAGGCGCAGGCGGATCAGTTCGGTGATGCCTTCGATGGTTTTGCCCGCCTGGCGGTCGACCACGCTCCCGGTGCCATCGGTGATGACGCAGGCGAACGGTGCGGCCTGCTCCGGGGTGAGCGTGACGTGCGGCAGGTAGCCGGTCGGCAGCACGGCGAACAGCGCGCACCAGAGGCGGCCGAGGTCGTCCGCGTGGGGCTGGTTGGCTTGCAGGTGGACGATGGCCTCGGCGCAGGCGCCGCGCAGGGTGTCGGCCGATACCACGCTTGGGTGGTCCAGATACAGGCTGGTGAGCTTGAGCGCGTCGATCGCGTGTTGGGTGGCAGAGGTGGTCATGCAGCGTCGTCCTTCTGGGTGACGGCGATGCCCAGCTGTTCGGCCAGCCAGGCCACACCGGCTTCGGTGGCCATTACCACGCCGTAATGGGTGTAGCTGTTGATCGCCGGGTTCCAGCGGCTACGGGTGTCGACGAACAGCCGGCCCCGGCCGCGCTCGCTACTGATGAGCTCGCCGGCGTGGTTGAGCAGGCCAAGCTCCCGCATACGAGCGCGAAGCTTGCGCGGGCCAATTCCGAGCACGGCGGCAGCCTGGTCGAGAGTGCGGTTCATGGTGGCGGGCCTCAGGCTGTGGGGCTGCAGGCCCGGGCGGCGCGGAGCATGGCGTGCCACTGGCTATCCGGACTTTCGCCAAAGCCGTCTTCATAGCGCTCGGTTGCCGCGTGAAACGCCTCGCGCATGGCCTGCGTCGGCTCCATCGGCACCAACTGCCATCCATCTGGAGCCTGGCCGGGCTTTGTCGTCGCGTTCAGTTCAAGCGCGGCAGCATTGAATGCCGCTGTGGCTGCCTGCAGGTCGCCTGGATCAGTGCGCTGAGGTACGGCTTCTGCCGTATCCAGCGTGCCGTTGGCTACCGCCTCGATCCAATCGGCCAGGTGCTGGGCGTTGGCGCCGTCGTTGCGCTGGAGGGTCATGCTGTGGCGCTGCTCGCGCAGGAGCAGCACTGCGAGCAGCTGATCGCCGCTGTCGCTGGTGGATGGCTCGATGCTGAGTTCGGCACGCAGCTCGCGGGCGGGCTGAGTGAGCAGGAGCGTTTCGCTGCCGGTCTGGCTGGCGAGCATGCCCAGGGCGGCTTCGCTGCCTCTGGTGAGGGAGAAGGTGCTCATGCGCAGTCGCCTCCGAACGGGCCGAAGCCGTCAAAGCCGGTGCGGTGCTGCTTGAGTTGCGGGCGGCCGCCGGTGAGCACGATCAGCTGGCCGGTGGCGCGCTGAATGCTTGCAACGGTGGTGGGGTTAGATGCCGCTGCCGGGTGCAGGTAGACCGGGCAGCGGGTGCTGCTGTGCTGTGCTGTGTCCATTGTCGCGATCCCGTGGTGAGTGGGTACGCGACAACGTTAGCAGGCGCTAATCAGTCGTGCAATAGCAAATGCTAATCTTGGGTTTGGTTTGCTAATTCAGGTCAGGTGAGAAGCGTGACGATTTCAAGATGCCGCCCACATAATGGACCTTTTCCACCTGGTCCACCGGTAGATAGATCGGCTCGTTGCCAGGGTTGACGCTGTCGAAGCGGAACAGGCCATCGCGGCAGTACATGTACTCCTTGATCATGGCCTTGCCGTCGATGGTCTTGACCAGCACTTCATCGCCGCTCACGTAGGTGTGGTTCGGCTCTACCAAAACGAACTCGCCATTCTTGATGCGTGGCGCCATGCTCGTACCTACGACACGCAGGCCGTACGCGTTGGGGTCTGTGCTGGAAATGAGCAGGCGGCCGTCGCCGGAGCCTGCGGGGTAGTCCATCGCCTCAAAGAATCCGTCGGTTCCTAGCATCGCCTTGCCAACCACTGGAACAGTTCCTTCTGCTACGGCCAGCGCTTCCGGGAATAGGTCCGACTGTGCGCTCGAATTCGCATAGGGTTTCGCTGAGTTCTCCCGAACCGCCAGGCCATTGTCTTCGTCGACGGCTTGCTCAAAGCTCAGTTGCTTTCGTCTCTCCAACTCCGCCGCCTGTTCTTCGTCGAGCTTCTCCCACCTGAAGGTCAATTTTGATGACTGGTCGTATTCGCTGATCTTGGGTGGCTGAAGGCCTTTTGCGCGCATGGTCTGAAGCAGCGAAATGCCCGCACCGACATGAAGGGGTGACTGGCCCAGCGTTCCAGCCATGACGCCCAGCTTATGCTCTAACGACATTGCAGCGCGCTCGCCCATTCGGCGATGGCCGTTGAGCAACTGCGACAGGTATGAGGGGTCGAGTTCGAACGCGTCAGCGAAGTCCTTCAGCTGGTTATCGCCGATGATCTCGCGCAGGTTCTTGATGCGGGTTTCGTAAATATCCATTTCGCGATGATCCCCAGCCGTTAGCGAACTGTAAATTACAGTCTGCTATTGCGGCGTGCGTTAGCAGTTGCTAAAGTCGCGTCACGGAGGTAATCCATGACCTTACTCGATTACATAAAAGGCCTAGACAAGGATCAGCTCGAGAAGCTGGCAGCGGCTTGTAACACGTCCACCGGGCAGCTCAAGCAGGTCGCATACGGTCACCGGCGCGCGAGCGCTGCGCTGTCCATTGCCATCGACCGTGAATCCTGTGGCGTTGTGCCTTGCGAGGAAACGAGGCCGGATATGGATTGGGCGTACCTGCGAGGTACCCGAGCCGCATAACCCTTTCATCCCCGCTGGGACACAGCACATTCCAGTATCAGCGGGGGCCGGCACCGGGAGCCTCACCAGCAGGCCGGAGCCGGCAGGCCCAAGGGCCAGAGCAACAAACCTGTCGCCATGGCGGCATGTGGATGTAGAGGCTGGAATCAAGGCGCCCACTCACCAAAGTTAAGCAGCCTTGACCCAGCGGTCCGGGAGACGGGTACCACCCCTGACTCCCTCAACAGCTTCCCCGGTGGGACACAGCACGTATATCACCGGGGTTTTTGCTGCTGTGGACATAGGATAGGGCGTTGCCCTGGCCTATGGCTATGGTAGCCAGCGGGGTTTACTACCAATGCGCGCTACTACGCTTGAACACGGGCCGCTTACCACTCTGGAAGCGGCTATCGACAAGGACGCCCGCGAGGCGATCCGTGGGGGCCACAAGGCCGTTTGCGCCATTCTGGACGAGCCGTATGGCCCGTTTCAGAAGCGCCTTTCCTGTTCCTACCCTGACCACCACCTGCATGCGGACGATGTGGAGCGCGTGATTGCGCTCGTGCAAGGCCCGGCCGTGCTGACGTGGTTCGAGCGGGTGTATGGGGTGGTGAGCTACAAGCCGACGCCGGTGCCGGCCACGCGCGATGCGCTGCGTGCGCTGGGCCAGCTGCTGCAGGCTGAAGGCGAGTTCGTTGGCAGCCTGCATGACGGCGCCGCGGACAACGTGTGGGAGGCGCACGAGGTCGAGACGCTGCGTGGCCATGCGAACCGGATGATCAGCGAGATTCTCGGCATCGTGGCCGGTGCGGAGCAGGCCATGGAGGAGCAGCGCCATGGATGAGCATCTGATCGAGCGGGCCCAGCGGGAGCAGGACGAGGAGCTGCAGCGCCTTATCGCAAGCCGTGTGCAGTACCAGGGCGAAAGCCTGACCGAGTGCGAAGGGTGCGGCGGCGAGATTCCGCAGGCCCGGCGCGAGGCGGTGAAGGGGTGCCGGATGTGTATCGCTTGCCAGGCGGACGAGGACAAGCGGAATGCGGGGGTGAGGCGTGGGTGAGTTACTAGCTGTTCACGATTCGGTCTCGGTATGTGTTCGCTTGCGCGCTGAAGTCCTTCACTGTTTCGCCATAGAGCGCGAACTCGGTGTCAAAACAGCTGCTTTCCGACTCGTAGGAATCGAAGTCACATCTAAGCTGGGCTTCAACTACTTTATTCAGATGGTCCGCCGCGCGGGAAAAGGTGGTCTTGAGTTCGAGGGCCGTTCTGACACTTTCATAGTCTGGCAATTGGTAGAACGGATACCGATCGAGCTCAACTGCTATGCCTTCAATCACGCGTGGGTCATAGGTGTTCACACCTTCGAGAAAGACGTAGTCCTCTTGCAGTTCTTGATGAGCTGCTCCGAGAACCGCCCCCGCAAAATCCGCCATTGCTCCCAGCGAATCAAAAAGCTGAAGGGCCTGCTCGTGAGTACGGACCACAGTCTGTCGTCTCAAGCTGTAGTTTTGATGAAGGGGCACGGCCACAGTAATTGCGAGTGCGACCAACGTGCCGATGGCTTGAGCCCAGCTGGCTGTGCCCGGATGTTGCTCAAACCAAACAACAAGCCATTCCATAGCGCCTCCCTGCAGTTCCTCAATCGGATCGCCATGGTGCATGACTGGAGAGGGGGCGCCAATGTCTGAGCGCATACCTCTCACCCTGGCCGATCTCCCCGAGCTGCTGCAGTACATCCCCGCTGATGACCGCGACACCTGGTTGCTGGTGGGCATGGGCATCAAGGCGGAGTTCGGCAATAACGGATTCGATGCCTGGGATACCTGGAGTGCAGGTGCTGACAGTTACAGCACGGCGGATGCGAAGACGGTGTGGCGCTCGTTCCGCAAGGCGGGCACGGGCATGGGCACGGTGATCAAGCTGGCGAAGGACAACGGCTGGCGACCACGCCGGGAGCCGATGACTGCCGAGGAGAAACGCCGCCTGAATGCCGAGGCGGAAGCCCGGCGGGCGGTGCGGCAGGCTGAGATTGAAGCGGACGAGGCGAGGGCGCAGGTGATGCGCGAAGCCGTGGCCGCTGCGTGTGAGTTGATCTGGACCAAGCACTGCAAGCCGCAAGGCGAGAGCCCCTACCTGGAACGCAAGCAGGTGGGGGCTTATGGCATTGGCTATTTCCATTACACGGTTGTGCTGGCCATCGATGACGAGCGGCAGCGCTGCGATGTGTGGGCGGGCAGCGAGACGCGCGAGTTCTTCGCGGCCATGCCCAAGCCCCGGCCGGATTCGTTGTCGTTCCTGATGTTCAAGGCGGGGAGCATTGCCATCCCGCTGCGCGATGCAGCAGGGAAGCTGTGGAGCCTGCAGGCGATCAACGAGCAGGGCACGAAGCTGTTCCCGAAGTACGGGCGCAAGGCGGGTTGCCGGCATGTGTTGGGCGATTTGGACGGGGCGGCGGTGATCGGCGAGGCCGAGGGCTATGCGACGGCGGCGAGCGTGCACATGGCGATGGGCTGGCCGGTGGCGATGGCGCTGGACTCCGGCAACATGCCGGCGGTGGCGCGTGACCTGGCGGCCCAATGCCCGGATGCGCTGCTGGTGGTGGCCGGTGACGATGACCCGACGAAGCCCGGCAACCCGGGACGCAAGAGGGCGGAAGCGGCGGCGGGCGAGGTGGGGGGCATTGCTGCCTTCCCGACCCAGCCGGCCGAAGGCGAAGCGGGGCAGGACTGGAACGATGTGCATGTGGGGTGGGGGCTGGAGGCGGTAGCGCAGCAGCTCGACGCGGCTGTTGCCGCTGGCAAGCCTTCCCCGACCCCATCCGCTGACGAAGCCGCTGCGCCGGCCGGCTCCTCCGACGACGGGGGGCAGGGGGTGGGCTTTACGGCGGAGCAGATCCTGCGGCGGTTTGCGTTGGTGGAAGGCACCACGCAGGTCTGGGACCAGGACAAGAAAGCGGTGATGAAGAAGACCGCGTTCGAGGCGCTGGTGACGAAGCCGCTGGCGAAGGCCTGGGCAGATGACGTGGCCAAGAAGCTGATCGGCGCGGATACGGTGCGGGAGATCGAGCAGGCGCGCCGGATGGCCGGCAAGAAGGCCACGGCTCTGGGGATGACGCCCATCGATCGGTATGTGTACATCGACGGGACGAAGGATGTGTGGGACCGCGAGAAGAAGCGGCGCATTCCGGAGGGCGCGGTGAAGATGGCGCTGGGTGATGCCTACGCGCTGTGGCTGAACAGTGCCGAGCGCCGGACGGTGGATGTGGACCACATCGTGTTCGACCCGACGATGACGAAGGACCCGGCCGTATACATCAACACTTTCGAGGGGCTGCCACTGGAGCCGGTGCGCGATGACGCGGCGTGCGAGAACCTGCGCTGGCTGATCTCGTTCCTGTGCAACCACGAGGCGGAGCCGCTGGACTGGCTGGTGAAGTGGCTGGCCTTTCCGCTGCAGCACCCGGGCGCGAAGCTGGACACGGCTGTGCTGATGCATTCGGTAATGGAGGGCTCGGGCAAGAGCCTGCTGTTCGCCGATACCTTCGGGGCGCTGTATGGGCCGTATGCGGCGACGGTGGGCCAGACGCAGCTGGAGTCGAACTTCAACGCGTGGCAGAGCCGGAAGCTGTGGGCGGTATTCGAGGAAGTGGTGAGCCGCGACCAGCGGTACAACCAGGTGGGCAAGATCAAGCATCTGATCACCGGCAAGACGGTGCGGATGGAATCGAAGTTCATCAATGGTTGGGAAGAAGCCAACCATATGAATGCGGTGTTCCTTTCGAACGAGATCCTGCCTTGGCCGATCAGTGAATCGGACCGGCGCTTTCTGGTGATGTGGCCGCTGGAGACGCTGCCCGAGGAACGGCAGCGGGCGATCGGCGCGGAGCTGGCGAACGGCGGGGTGGCGGCGCTTTATGGCTGGCTGCTGGATGTGGACCTGGGCGACTTCAACGAGCGCACGCGGCCGCCACATACCGAGGCGCGGCGCCGGCTGGTGGCGCTTTCGCGGGCCGGCTGGCAGACGTTCCTCCATCAGTGGCAGCACGGGGAGTTGGGGCAGAAGCTGTGGGGCGCGTGCCTATCGACGGACCTCTATGCGCTGTTCCTCGAGTGGTGCCAGCGCAATCGCGAGCATGCGATGAGCCAGACGAAGTTCAGCCTGTTTATCAGCTCCGAGGTGGAGAAGACGCGGTCGATCCCCTGGACGGAGGGTGCGAACCGGCGCTTCGGGGCGTTCTTCTTTCCCAGTGACCCGGACTCTTCCCTGCCCCCATCTATGAGCGCTGCTGCGCTTGGCCAGCATGTGGCTGCCTGGCGGGCGAATGCGAAATTGGCGGGATGGGATGTGGACGGCTGGGACCATTTGAAGGGGGCTGCGGCATGAGAATGGCGATAAGTGTGTTGGGTGTGTTGGGTTGCGTTGGGTTTGGTTTGCGCACCCGGCACAGCGTGAGTCCAGCAACGTCGCGGCTTTGCGCCGGCTGTGCAGGGTGTGTTGGGTTTGATGTCGCGCGCGTGCGTGCGTGTGTTTTGTTGCAGCCTCTGAACGGGGCTGATGCGGATGGAAAAAAATGCTACGCGAGGACCGAAAAACCCAACAAACCCAACACACCTAACACAGTTGCTTTGAAGGCATTGATTTATAAGGTTTTTGAGTGTGTTGGGTTTGTGTTGGGTTGCGGGCTTTGTGTCGGGTTGGGGGGCAGAGCATGATCGAGGCCATGGAGGTGCTGTTGCAGGCGTGGGGCCGTGAGGTTGTGAACCCCACTCTGGATGTGGCCATCGCCTCGCCGCTGGGGCGGATGGGTGACGATGCGCCGGGCGGTGTGGGCGGGCATCGCTGCCTGTCGCTGGTGGAGTGCGCGGTGGCGATCAGCCGGGCGAGCCAGGCGGTGAGCATGGCGCTGGATGGTATGGCGAAGGATGCGCCGCTGGGCCTCGGATCGCGTGGCCGTGTGCTGCAGCGGCTGGCGGATGTGCGCTACTGCCAGGGGCCGCAGGCGGTCGCCGTGGCGGCGCAGTGCTCGCGGCTGGGTATCTCGATGCGGACGTATCGTGCGCAGGTGGACGAGCTGCATGCCGAGCTGCAGGCGGAGTGGCCGGTGGCACTGGCGCGGCTGCAAGCGGCGGAGCGGGGCACGGATGCGCATGCGGCTGCGGTGAAGCGTGCACGGGCTGCGCGTGACGTGGCGCGAGAGAACGCCCGGGCCGAGCGCAAGCGGTTGGCTGAGCGCAAGGCTGCTGCCCGTGCGGTGAAAGAGGTTGCGCAGGCCCGCAAGGCGGATGTCGCGTGATGACCGTTCGTCGGGTCAGTTTGGCGCGAACAGCGTTCAACCGTGCTCAAGCGTGTTCAACCGTGTTGAACAGCGCCGCGAAAAACGGGCGGTTGCGGGCGTTGCATGTCGGCTGTAGAAAGTGCCCATGGTTGTAGAGCTGCGCCCGCAGCGATAGCCACCGAGCGACGTGCTGTGTCGCGGCCTGTTCCCCGGCAGGCCAGCCCTCGCAAGAGGGCACCCATTCCAAGGCTCACCCGAAACGGTGGGCCTTTTTCTTTGCCGCTGGAGACTTTGCATGGCTGAGCCAACGAGCACCACGGCAGGCGTTGTGGTTGCAGGTGCGGCCGGTGCCGGCCTGGCCGGATTCATGGCTGGCGTGAACGGCGACGCGGCTGTCGGCGCGCTGCTGGGTGCGCTGGTGTACGTGACGACGACGCACGATCTGCCGATCTGGAAGCGGCTGCTGTTCTTCCTGGTGTCGGGCGTGATGGGTTACCAGTTCGCGCCGGCCATCGTGGAGGCGGAGTTCTGGGGCTTTCGTCCATTCGCCTATCCCGGCCCGGCTGCGTTCGGCGCGGCGGTGCTGGTGGTGACTGTGGCACTGGCTGCGATCCGCCGGCGGGGTGTGCCCGCAATCAATGATGGAGGCGCAGATGGTTAGTGCTCTGCTGACTCAGGCGACGTTCCTGATCTGTGCCGTGGTGTTCCTGCGGCTGTTCACGTATCGGCGCGGGGCTTCGCGCTTCCGCCGTGGTGTGTCGTGCCTCGCCGCGCTGGTGATGGGCAGCGCTGGCTCGACGGTCATCTACATCCTCACCGGCGACCTGCGCGTACCTGCTATGGCCTGGCCGCTGGTGGTGCTGCTGGCGGTGTTGGCCTGGGCCATCTGGCAGAGCGGCGGCAACCTGGCCGGCGCGTTTCGTTCGAGCGACTGGGATGGCGTGGAGCGGCGGCAGCAGGATCGGCGCGCGTCGTTCAGCCCAGTTAGACGGCGATGAGCAATCACGCGCCGCGCCCGTGCTGCCACCCTGGATGCGGGATGCTGGTTGGCACCGGCAGTTACTGCCCGACCCATCAGGCGCAGGCCGATGAGCGCCGCGCCGCAATGCGGCAGCAGACCCACAAGCGCTACAACCGGCAGCGTGATGAGTCCGACAAGTTCTACAGCACCGTCGTGTGGCGCCGCTTTCGCGATCACTACCTGATCATGCATCCACTGTGCGTCGACTGCGAGGAAGAGGGCGATATCGAGCCGGCAGTGGTGGTCGACCACATCAAGCCCTTCAAGGAACGGCCGGACCTTGGCCTCGATGAGGACAACGTGCGCGGGCTGTGTCGTCGTCACGACAACAAGCGCCGCCACGACCGCACCGGCCGGGACTGACCTGCTCGGGTAGGTGGGTCGAAACCTCCCAGCCCAAGCCCTCCGAACGACGGGGGGAGCCAAGTTTCGCGCACGTCTGAAATTCAAATAGGGGGGGGGTCAAAGTTGGCCTCCCTTTAGGTACCCCAATGGACCATGCATACCCGAAAGTAATTGAGGGTGGCCTGGGCTCAGCCGAGGAATCCACCACCCAGACCATCGCCGCCGAGGCGCCCGCCCAGCCGGTCAAGCTCAACGCGAAGGAAAAGAAGCTGTGGGAGCACGTCACCTCGGCCCTCGAGGAGTACGGGCTGATCCATCGCACCGACGGTCTGCTGATGACCGTCATCTGCAAGACGTTCTGTAACTGGGTCGCCCAGGAAGAATTCCTCGAGAAGCTCAAGCGCGAGAACAACGGCAGCTACTACGTCAAGACGCCCAACGGCTATGAGCAGCCGCACCAGGCCTACTACGTCGCCCGCGACTACAAGCGCGAGCTCCTCAAGTGGCTACCAGAAGCGGCGCTGACCATCCCCAGCTTCCAGAAGCTCAAGGCCGATCAGATGACGCCGCAGGGCGATCTGTTCGGCGATGACCCTATCGAGCAGTTCCGCCAGCGCAAGGCGCGGATCGGGCTGCGCGCTATCCCTGGTGGCAATCCTCATGGCGGAGACGACTGAACGCACCTTCGACTGGGACCGCTACGGCCGCCAGGTCATGGCCGGTGAGATCCCCGTCTGCAAGTGGACGCGGCTGGCGGTTGAGCGCCACTACCGCGACCTGGAGGATGGCCACAAGCGCGGCCTATGGTTCAGCGAGGATCACGCGCAGCACGCGCTGGAGTTCTTCCTGTTCCTGCGCCACTCGAAAGGCGAGTGGGCCGGTCATCAGTTCGTCCCGTCGCTATGGCAACAGTTCTGGGTCGCGCTGGCCTTCGGCTGGATGCGCGCCGACGGCACCCGTCGCTTCCGCCGCGTATGGGAGGAAGTGCCCCGCAAGAACGGCAAGAGCACCAAGCTCTCCGGAGTCGGCCTCTACCTGTTCTTCGCCGACGGTGAGGGTGGCGCGGAGGTCTACACCGCAGCCACCAAGATGGACCAGGCCAAGATCACGCACGACGAAGCCGTGCGCATGGTCGGCAGCAGCCCGGGCCTTCGCCGCAAGATTGCCGATCGGCGCGGCGAGCTGTTCATCCGCGGCAAGGCAGACACCTTCAAGCCGCTGGGTCGCGACAGCAAGTCGCTGGACGGCCTCAACCCGCACGGCGCGATCCTCGACGAGGTTCACGCCCATCCGGACGCTGGCATCATCGACGTGATCCGCTCCGGTACCGGCGCGCGCCGGCAATGGCTCATGTGGATGATCACCACGGCCGGCGTGAACCTGCGCGGCCCTGGCTTCGAGCTGCACGGCTACGCCGAAAAGGTGCTCGAGGGCGTGTTCGATGACGACGAGTTCCTCGCCATCATCTACACCGTCGACGATCCGGATAAGTGGCAAGAGCCAACCGAGTGGGTAAAGGCCAACCCGAACCTCGGCGTTTCGGTCTACGAACAAGGCTTGCGCGACGCTTGCAACAGCGCCATCCGCCTGCCTTCCGAGCAACCGGAGTTCAAGACCAAGCGCCTGAACATCTGGCTCAGCGGCGGCGCCAAATGGCTGCCCTTGGCAGATTGGCGGCGCTGTGAGCGGAAGGGGCTGAGCCTTGAGGACTTCCGCGGCAAGCGCTGCTGGATCGGGCTTGACCTCGCCGAGCGCCGAGACATCGCCGCGCTGTGCCTGGTGTTTCGCGAGGAGGGCAAGTACTTCGCCTTCTGGCGCTTCTACCAGAACGAGCACCAAGCCAACCTCCCGGAGAACAAGCACTACCTCAAGTGGGCGGCTGCGGGTTACCTGCACATCACGCCCGGCAATGCGACGGACTTCGACGTGATCGGCGACGCCATCGCCGGCCAGCGCGACCCCAACGACCCCGACAAGGTGATCAAGCCTGGCTTCCTGCAGGAGTTTGCGGTGGAGGAGGTCGACTACGACCCCAAGTTCGCCCCGTACTTCGCGAAGAAGCTCATGGAGAAGGGCGTGCCCATGGTCGAGATCGGCCAGAACCCGACCACCTTCACCGCGCCGATCATCGAGACGGAGAACCTGGTGCTGACTGGCGACCTGGTGCACGAGGAAAACCCGGTCATGGACTGGATGATCTCGAACGCCAAGAAGCTCACCTCCAAGTTCAACGGGTTGAGCCAGATCGCCAAGGATCGCGAAAGCGAAAAGATCGATGGCGTGCTGGCGTTGCTCATGGCCGTAGCCCGCGCGACCGCCTCTGAATTCGAAGAGCCGCCGGGCGACCCGGATGGCTTCTATTCCAACCCGATCATGGTAGGGGTCTGATGGCCAACGAAAAGAAACCAGGCCGCGTGAAGAGTGCCCTGCTCAACTGGCTGGGCGTTCCGATTGGCCTTACTACAGGCACGTTTTGGGAGGAGTGGTTCGGCCAGTCCACCAGCGGCAAGAGTGTGACCGTGGACGCTGCGCTGCAGCTATCCACCGTCTGGGCATGCGTTCGCTTGCTCAGCGAAACGGTGTCCACCTTGCCGCTCAAGCTCTACCGTCGCCAGCCGGACGGCTCCCGCACGGTCGCTACCGACCACCCGCTCTACCGGGTGCTGTGCATCAGCCCGAACGCAGAGATGACGCCCGGGCGCTTCATGCTGATGATCGTCGCCAGCCTGGCGTTGCGCGGTAATGCCTTCGTTGAGAAGAAGCTCATCGGCACTCGAATTGTCGCGCTGGTACCGCTGCTGCCGCAGCACATGCGCGTGAAGCGGCAGGCAAACGGCCGGCTTGAGTACATCTACAGCGAGAACGGGACCGAGCGGCCGATTCCAGAGAAGAACCTGATGCATATCCGTGGCTTCGGCCTGGATGGGGTCTGCGGAATCATGCCGGTGAAGGCCGGCCGAGAAGTGCTGGGCGCTGCCATGTCAGCGGACGAGGCCGCCGCGCGAGTGTTCGCACAAGGGCTGCAGGCATCTGGCGTGCTCACCAGCGAAAGCGGTGCACTCAAGCCTGAGCAGCGCGAGCAGCTCCGCCAGAGCCTGGCCGCGTTCGCTGGATCGAAAAACGCCGGCAAGCTGATGGTGCTCGAGGCTGGTCTGAAGTACCAGGGCATCACCATGAATCCCGAAGCCGCGCAGATGCTGGAAACGCGCGCCTTCCAGATCGAGGAGATATGCCGCTGGTTCCGCGTACCGCCGTTCATGGTTGGCCATACGGACAAGCAGAGCAGTTGGGCAAGCAGCGTCGAGGGCCAGAACCTTCAGTTCCTCACCAACACGCTGCGCCCGCTACTCGACAACATCGAGCAGGAAATCATCCGCTGCCTGATCGGAGAGGCCGAGGCGGAAACGGTATATGCGGAGTTCTCCGTCGAAGGCCTGCTGCGCGCGGATCTGGCTGCACGCCGCGAGTGGTATGCCAGCGCCCTGCAAAACGGCTGGATGAACCGCAACACCGTCGCGCGGCTGGAGAACCAACCGCTGATCCCTGGCGGGGATGTCTACACCGTGCAATCCAACCTCATGCCTCTTGATCAGCTCGGGCAGCAACGCACCGACAGCGAGCAGGCACGGGCAGCCTTGCAAAACTGGCTCAACACCGCACCCGCCTCGAACCCGCCTGCCGCCCAAGCTGGAGACTGACCAATGACCATTCGAAACCTTCCGGTAGCTCCGGAGGCGCGCCCGTGCGCGGGCGTGTCGTTCGACCTGCGTCCCCAAGCGCTGGAGCGCTGGAACCCGAGCATCCTGGCTGCCGCAGACGATGAAGAAAACACGATCTCGATACTCGACCAGATCGGCTACGACTACTGGACCGGCGAGGGCGTAACCGCCAAGCGCATCACCGGCATCCTCAAGGGGCTGGCCGGCGCGGACGTCACCGTGAACATCAACTCGCCAGGCGGCGACATGTTCGAAGGTCTGGCCATCTACAACGTACTGCGCGAGTACAAGGGCCACGTCACTGTCCGGGTACTTGGCATGGCGGCATCGGCCGCCTCCATCATCGCGATGGCTGGGGACACCATCCAAGTGGCCCGCAGCGGCTTCCTGATGATCCACAACTGCTGGGCTGGAGCTGTGGGAAACCGCCACGACTTCCGCGATTTCGCCGACACGCTCGAGCCGTTCGACGAAGCGATGGCCGACATCTACGCCACCCGCACCGGTGATGACATTGCCGCCATGCAAAAGCTCATGGATGGCGAAACCTGGATCAACGGCAGCGCCGCCGTAGAACAGGGCTTTGCTGACTCGCTACTGCCGTCGGATTCGGTGAAGGAATCCACCAAGGCGCGCACTGGCAGCCAGTTCGCCGCGCACAAGCTCGACGTGATTCTCGCCAAGCAGGGCATGCCGCGCAGTGAGCGCCGCTCGCTGCTGCAACAACTCAAGGCCGGTACGCCCAGCGCTGCCAGCCACGGTACGCGTGACGCTGCCGACACCCCGGCCGACCTGGCCGAACCCATCGCCGACTTGCAGCGCGCCCTCGCGCGCTTCACGGCCGCCGCTACCAAGTGAACGGAGAAAACCATGACTGATTCCTCTACTGCTGAACTTCTGAAGAAAGTCAGCGCCGAGCTGGAGCGTGCCTCCAGCGACTTCAGCAAGAAGGCCGAGTCGGCCCTTGATGAGGCCAAGAAGGCCGGCAACCTGTCTGCCGAAACCAAAGCGACCGTTGACGAGCTGGCGCTCAAGTTCAACTCGCTCACCGAAGCCGAAAAGCAGCTCAAGGCACAGCTCGGCGAGCTGGAGCAGGAGTTCGCGCGGATGCCCACGCAGGCTGCATCCACCAGCCGAACCACCGTTGGCGCCGAGGTGATCAAGAGCGAGGCGCTCAAAGAGTTCGCCAAGAGCGTCCAGGGCAACCGCCGTATCAGCGTGCCCGTCAACGCCGCGCTCCTCAGCGTTGACGTGGCCGAGGGCGTCGTGGAGCCCCAGCGTCTGCCGGGTATCGACGTCATGCCCAAGCAGCGCCTGTTCATCCGCGACCTCATCGCGACCGGCCGCACCACTTCTGCTGCGATCTTCTGGGTGCAGCAGACCGGCTTCACGAACGCCGCTGCGGTCGTGCCGGAGAACACCGCCAAGCCGTATAGCAACATCAGCTTCGAAACCAAGATCACGCCGGTGACCACCATCGCGCACATGTTCAAGGCGTCCAAGCAGATTCTCGACGACTTCGCCCAGCTGCAGTCGACCGTCGATGCTGAAATGCGCTACGGCCTGAAGTACGTCGAAGAGCAGGAGATTCTGTTCGGTGACGGCACCGGTGCGCACCTGGACGGCATCGTGCCGCAGGCCAGCGCGTTCTCCGCTGCTTTCGCACCGGACGACATGACCCAGATCGACGAGCTGCGTCTGGCAATGCTGCAGGCTCAGCTGGCGCGCCTGCCGGCCAGCGGGCATGTGTTGCACTTCACCGACTGGGCGAAGATCGAGCTGACCAAGGACAGCCTCGGCCGCTACATCATCGGCAACCCGTTGGGAGTGGTTGGCCCGACACTGTGGGGCCTGCCGGTCGTATCGACCGAGATCGCCGCCTTCCAGGGCAAGTTCCTCACCGGCGCGTTCCAGACCGGTGCGCAGATCTTCGACCGCGAGGACGCCAACGTAGTGATCTCCACCGAGAACGCCGACGACTTCGAGAAGAATATGATCTCGATTCGCTGCGAGGAGCGCCTGGCGCTAGCGGTCAAGCGGCCAGAGGCATTCATCTTCGGCACCTTCACCGTTCCGGCCCCGTAAGGCTGGGCGACCGTCTACTGATGGCTGTCGTCGCAAGGCGGCAGCCATGGAGAACGCCCCATGAAGCTCAAAGCACTCAAACCGCTGTATATCGGCGGTGCTGTCGTGGACCCCGGTAAAACCTTCGAGACCACCGACGTGCACGGTAAGCAGTTGGTCAAGAAGGACTATGCCGAGGTCATCGATGCCAAGGCCGAGAAGGCCGCTGCCGACAAGGCTGCTGCCGACAAGGCTGCCGCTGACCAAGCCGCTGCTGAGAAGGCCGCTGCCGACACGGCTGCCGCTGACCAAGCCACCGCCGACAAGTCGACCGCCGGCAAGGCGGCGAAGTAACCAAGGAAGCATCCCATGTCCGCACCAACCCTCGATGACCTCAAGCTCCACCTGCGGATTCGGCACGGGCGTGAGGATGCTGATCTGCAACTCAAGCTGGATGCCGCAATCGAGCAGGCCAGCCAGTTTCTCAACCGCCCGATTCCCTGGCTTGCCACGGTGCAGCCAGAGGTCGGCGAACCTGTTTTCGCTCCGGTGCCTGCCAGTGTGCGCGCGGCGATCCTCATCGGCGCGGCCGAGCTCTACGCCAACCGCGAGGCAGCGGTCGTGGGCACCATCTACACGCGCATGCCTACCTGGCAGAACCTGCTGTATCCGTACCGAGTCGATCTGGGGGTCTGAATGCGCTCTGGCAACCTCAATACCCCGGCTGACCTGGTCGAGCTGGATGGCCAGCTGCGGCCTCGTGTTATCGACTGGATCTGGGTAGGCATTCGCTCGAAGGAAAGCGCCGAGCCGCCCGCGGCCAGCGGGCTACGCGCGCCGGCCAAGGTTACCGTCAGAGCCTGGTGGCACGAGGGCCTGAGGCCCGGCCGCTACGTGCGCACCGCCGACAGGCTGCTGCTCATTGACGACGTCCGGGACTTCACGGGGCAGCGCGCCGAGGTGGTCATTACCTGCAGCGAGCTGGCCGGCAGCCCTGCCGAGTTCAGGCCGCTCGAGGGCGTGCCGGGCCCGTGCCGCGTACACCTTACCCACGAGGCGCCCTATCGCGATGAAATGGGCCAGACCACCGACTACCGAACCCGCGCCGAGGTCGCACTGATCGAAGTCGGAAGGCCGCAGGTCGATGATCAACTGCTTATTGGTGGCCAGCTCTACACCGTGATCGCCTATGCGGATGACACCGATGATGGCGTGGTGCGCGGGCTCTGGCTGGAGGTCGTCTGATGCAGCTATCGATAAAGGTCAGCGGCCTCGAAATGGCGCAGGCCAGGCTTGCAGAGGTCGGTCGCCAAGTCGACCCCGCCCTGCGCGGTGCACTCAACACCACGGCAACCAAGGCGCGCACTGAGCGTTACGTGAAACGGATGCGTGGTGTGTTCAAGACCTCTCGGCTCGGGGCCCGGCTCGGCAATGCGGACGTCAGGGGCAAGATGGCCATCAAGCGGGCACGGCGCGGGCGAATGAACAGCCGCATCATCCCGTCCAGTTCTGGCGTGCGGGTCGATGACTACAGCCGCTGGTTCTTCGAATGGATCAACCCGACCCGTGCCCGGGTGTTCGTGTTCGGCCTGCGCGGCCGCAAGCTCGCCGCCGGCTTTGTGAACCCGTCCAGCATCGGCCAGCGGCCATTGTCCACGCGCGGCGATAAGCGTGTGGGCGCAAAGCTCTATCGGCGCAACCTCAAGCTCCAGGCCGCCATGGGCCCGTCGATGGCCTACTGGTTCAAACAGCTAACCGACGGCCAAACCATCCGCTGGACGAACATCGTCCTGCAGCAGGAGTTCGAGCGGCGCATCAAGCGTGAGATCGCCAAGGGGGTGCGATGACCAAGGCAAGCGAAATCAGCCAGGGCCTGCGGGCTCGGCTCGAGCAGATAGAGCCCGCCAACGGCTACCACACCGAGCTCAAGCGCATTTACGGCCCAACGGAAAAACCGACAGACAAGGCACCCATGCCGCTTGCGTTGATCCGCCCCCAGAACGACGTCAAGACCAGCGCCGCAGGGGTGCAGGCCGCGCGGGTGCGCACCTATGAGATCGAAGTGCAGTTCCCCAAAAGTGCAGATGAGGCGGCGCTTTCAGCCGTGCACGTCGACATCCTGCGTGCGCTCGGTTTCGGCCAGGAACAGCCGGAGCGCAAGTTTCCTGGCCTTCTGGAAGATGAAGACCAGGCTGAGTTCCGCTTCGCCAGCGGCGGCGAAACCACCCACAGCATCACCCTCACCATCGGCGTGCTGTACGTCGAGAGCTACAACTGACGGCCGCAGGCCAGGAGAAACCCATGAGTCTGATGAACCACACCCAGCTGTTCCGCGGCCCGATCTTCGTTGCCGCGTGGCCGAGCTGGAACTTCGAGGAAGTGTTCAAGCTGCAGAACGTCACCGCTGAGCCGACCACGACAGAGATCACCGTCGCGGACCCGACCCGTATCGGGCTGCCGCCGCTGGACAGCGTGACCTCTACCAGCGAGATCAACCTGACCGGCGAGGCAGTCTCTTTCAGCCCACGCGCCGCCGCCATCGCGATGTACGGCTCGGTTACCCAGGTGCCGAGCGGGGAGGTCGAAGGCGAGGCGCATGATGCATACATCGATCGTGCCATCATGCTGGCCAACATTCCGCTGGAAGTCACTGCGGTGACCAGCGAAGACGGGTCGACCACCTATACCCGCAACGTGGACTATGCAGTTGGCCCGTACGGCATTCGCATCCTGCCGGGCGGCCCGCTGGCAAACGCCATCGCTGCCACCACACCGCCTGCCGGCGAGCTTCGACGGCTGCCGATCCTGGTGGATTACAGCTACCCGACCGTCGATGTCATCAAGCCGTTCACCACTGGCCAGAAGTTCTACCGGGTGATGACCGGCCAGACCAACGAAGGTGGCAACGGCGAGAAGCGTCGAATCCAGTGCTTCTACTGCAAGATCGCCCTCAACGGCGGTGTGCCGCTGAACCAGGGGGCTGAGTTCGGCACTATCCCCGTGCAGATCAAGCTGCTGGCCGACCCGAACATCATGGATGCCGACGAGGCCGCCATGTGGCAATGGGAAGTGCAGAACACGGCGGTAGATTAATCCTGTGCTAGATTCCCTCCCGTCAAATGGGAGGGAATCTGATGCAGTGTCCAGCGTGCAACCATGTGGATGACGAAGCGGCGTTTGGTAGCCCCGCCAAGTGCCCGCGCTGTGATGCGTTTTACGACAAGGCTGTCGTTGCACGTGCCCGTAAAGCCGAGGTGCTTTACCAGGCCGCGGAGCGCGAAGAACGCAAGCGCAAGGTTGAAGCGGTCGCCCGCCCTGCAAGGCAGGCAGCGTCAATGAGCGGAGCGGTGTTCGTGGCCTTCTTGCGTAGCCAGTTCTTTGCCCGGGCAGTGCTGGTAGTTGCTGTGCTGGGCGCTGTCGTCTTGCTGGTGACGCGGCCGGCTCAAGGGCCTGCCGACCTGCCTGCAAAAGCGGATCAGCCAAGCGAGTATGCCGTCATCCGCGTCGGCCAGCGGGCTGTCGAGTCTCGCCTGAAAGACGCCGACTCTGCGAAGTTTCGCAACCAGTTTGTTGGTAAGTCTGGAGTTCCTTGCGGTGAGGTGAACGCCAGGAATGGGTTTGGCGGTTACAACGGCTTCAAGCGCTACATCGCATCAGGTGGTGGCGTGTCCGTGATCGAGGGCGAAATCCCCGACGACCAATTCGAGGCATCCTGGAAGAGGCTGTGTGCCAGGTAGCCAAGCATCAAACAAGACCCGCTTCGGCGGGTTTTTTATTGCCCGGAGTTTGGCATGAGCGAGTTGCAAATCCTGTTTCCTGAGCCGGTCACCGTCGAGGTGATGGGGCGCGACGTGCAGATCTTTCCGGTGAAGCTGCGCCACTTTGAGCGCTACGGCAAGTCGGCTGGCGCTTTGGTCGAGCTGTTCAGCCAGGCCAGCGTGCAGCAAATCAACCGCTATGCCGCAACGCACAGCCGCGAGCTGCGTCAGGTGCTGCTGGCAACGACCAGCCTCAAGCGCTGGCAGCTGTGGTTTCTCCCGGCGACTGTCTCGGTGCAGCTGTTCGTCGAGGTGGTGCGGGTCAATTCCAGTTTTTTCGGCGAAGCCCTGCCGGCAATGGTAAGGGCGCTGAGTGGGGCTCCGTCGTCCAGCGACTGATTGGCGCCGGCCATGCCCTGGCTGACGTGCAGGAATACAGCCTGCGGCAGATCGAGACGTTCTTGGCTGCCATCGACCAGGAAGAGCGCAGCGCAACCCGTTACGCGCTGATCGCAGCGCGCGCGGCCAATGCAAAGCCAAAGGCTTTCAAACGCTTGCTCGAGGAGTTTTCCTAGATGTCCAAGGTCAAGACCCAGCTGGTCATCGACGGCAAGAACGATACAAGGAAGATGTTCAGCGAGATCAATGGGGACATTGCCTCGTTGAACAAGCAGCTCGGTACCGCTGGCAAGGCGCTGGTCGGCGTGTTCTCCGTTTCTGCGTTGACGGGCGCGGTGCGCGGCATCGCCAGCGCGGCCGACAATTACAACCTGATGAATGCTCGCCTGAAGCTGGCTACCAGCTCCCAGGAGGAGTTCAATACCGCGCAGACCGAGCTTCGGCGGATTGCAATTGCCACCCAGGCACCACTCGAGTCGCTGGCCACGCTCTACCAGCGCATCAGTCGTCCGCTGAAAGAGGCAGGGCGTAGTCAGAAAGACATCCTCGCCGTTACCGAGGCCGTTGCAACATCGTTCCGCGTTTCCGGTGCCAGCGCGCAGGAGGCCGAGAACGGCGTTATTCAGTTCGCCCAGGCGCTCGGCGCCGGTGCATTGCGCGGTGACGAGTTCAATAGCGTTGCCGAGCAGGCGCCGCGCCTCATGCAGGCGCTGGCCGATTCTCTCAACGTGCCGATCGGCTCGCTCAAGGAAATGGCCGCTCAAGGCTTGCTGACCGCCGACGTGGTGGCTTCTGCCCTCGTTGATCAGCTGGACGTCTTGCGTGCTGAGGCCGAGAGCCTGCCAGAGACGGTCGGCGGAGCAATGACCGCACTCTCTGATCGATGGAACGAAGCAGTGGGGCAGGCGAACGTCCAGCCCCTGATCGACGCCATCAACAGTCTTGGCGATACGCTCAGTGATCCGGTGGTGGTCGATAACCTGGTGAAGCTGGCGTCTGCCCTGGCAACCCTCGCTGGAACAGCGGTCGAGGGCGCCTCTGAGTTCGTCGACCTAGGCAAGCGGATCGCATTCGTTGCGGCTAGCGCGTCCGGGATGGTGACCGAGCTTGACAAGGTCGACCAGCAGATCGCTGATCTCGACCGCAGCCTGCAGGGCACGGGCCTCAGCACCACGATTGACGGCCTGCTATTCAGCCGCGAGGAGCTACAGGCCAAGAAGGATGCGCTGATCGCATTCAGAGCGGCAATTGTTGAACAGCAGACCGGGCTCAATGCCGAGCTGCAATTCCTTTCCGAAGTTGCTGCCGCCGCCGCTGCTGCTGGGCGCGAAAAGGAAATCAGCCAGCGCAACCAGTACATCTCCGAGCTGAAAGGTCAGCAGGAGCGCATGGTGAAGGCCTCGGAGCAGGGCGTAAAGGCGCTGATTGCGGCGGAGAAAAAGGCCAACAGCGAGCTGGAGAAAGTACGCAACGCCCGGCTGGACATTGAGAAGCGCTACCAGGAAGCCATCGCCGGCATGAACTCTGGCGGGGAGGCGTCCTACGGAGCGGCTCAGGCGCTGAAGGTAGGCGCACGTGAGGCATTGCGTGCCGGTGACGTTGAAGGTGCGCAGGCGAAGGCCCAGGCCGCGCTGAAGATGCTGCAGGACCTGCAGGCAGCCGGTGCTAACACCTACGGCTTTGCCGGCTTCGTTGGTGAGCTGCGCGACATTGAGCTGGCAGCGAATGACATCGAGAAAGGACGGGCTGAAGAAAAGATCAAAGCGATCAAGGATGAAATGCGACAGCTCAAAGAGCAGGCGCTTGATCTGAAGGATATGCCCGTCAGCGTGAAGATGGACGACGCCGCGTTGGCACAGGTTCAGGCTGCTCTGGACGCCCTGGCCAAGCGCGAAATCATCATCAAGGTCGGCGCGCAGTACGACTTCGAAAATGAATACACGCTGCAAGACCCCGGCCCTGCGCCGCCGCGCTATGCCACCGGCGGTTTGATCCGTGGGCCTGGCACGGGTACCAGCGACAGCATCCTCATGTATGGCTCGAACGGTGAGTACATGATCAATGCCGCCGCCGTCCGCAAGCTGGGCGTGCCGTTCCTGAACATGATCAACCAGGGCATCGTCCCGCCATCCATCCCGCGCTTCGCCGAAGGTGGCCTGATCGGCGAGGTTGCGAGCATGGAGCCGCACATGCCGAAGCTCGGCACCATCGACCTGAAGTTGGGTGGCGAAACCTACCAGCTCTACGCGCCGGCATCCCAGGTCGACCCCTTGCGCGCCGCCGCGCGGAAGTTCGGCCGCACTCACCGCTAACGGGGAAACCATGTCATTGACCATCATGCTCGGCGGTGTGCCGATCGTGGCGCACGCGGGTGCGCCGGAACAAACCGAAGAAGCCATTGGCGGCAGCACCGTGCTCCGGATGAGCGACGGTGCGGCAGTCAAGATGCAGCATTGGCAGAAGACGGGCGGAACCATCACCGGCGCTGGCCTGATGCCCCCAGGGCTGGATGGGCTGGATTTCAGCCAGCCGCTCGAGCTGCGCACCATGCAGGTGAGCAACATCGTGGGGCCTGGCCCGACGTTCACGCTCACCAGCACGCCACGGCCTGACCAGGCGCCATGGGCGCATGCGTTCTTGGACGGGCGCTGGGTGCGCACACCCTGCGCCACCCATGATGGGGTGGTGACCGTGACCCAGGTCACCGGAGCAACGCACTACCAGGTGTCGTGGCTGCCCGTGTACTCGGTGTTTGCCAGCAAGCCATCGAAGGCTCAGTCGTCCTCGCACACCTGGTCCATCCCCTGGGAAGAAGCCTAAATGCTCAACGCCTCGCCACTCAACGCCGTGCCGCTGAATGGCCTGGCCGGTGCCGCAGCAGATCCCGAGTACATCGTCCGTGGCCAGTCGTTTCTCTGGACGCTGCGGCTGACGGTCGGCGGGATCAACCTGACGCCGATGCTCACCGGAACGGTCACCGTCGACCGTGAAGAGGGCGCTGCGGGCATCGCGGGCTTCGATCTGTTCATCGCGCCTGGCGTCGCCGTAGTGCCGCCAGACTGGAAGGGCCGGGCGGTCTCGATCGACTACATCAGCACGAGCCAGGGCGAAACCACCGAAGCGCGCAAGTTCACCGGGCAGATCAGCCGCGCCGACTGGAACCCGGTCAATCGCATCCTGAGCTGCGAGTGCTCCGACCAGCTGCAGCAGCGGGTAGAGGGCATGACGATTGCGGCTATCGATGCACTGGTCGGCGGGCGCTGGTCGGAAGACCTGTTCGATCCGGTCGAGGGCCGCAGCCATTGGGACTATGCCCGTGAGCGTATGAGCACGCGCACCGCCAGCCTGGACTGTTCCGCTTACGGCGTTCTGCGCGTGACGAGCTGGTATGCCACGGCGCCGCATTTCGTGTTTGGCCCGGGCACAACGCTCTATCAGCAGATCGACCTGCAGCAATCCGACCTTGAGGCGACGACCAACCGCGTCGAGATCGAATTCAGCTACCGCTATCAACGCCTCTGGCAGCTGAACGAGGGCTACAGCTGGATTCACGTCAACGCGGGCGGCGGTCAGAGCGGGTTCTGTAACTGGCGCGTGTGGGCGACCGAACTGCCTGACACGGACATGATCGCCAGCGCCGTGTCCGGAAGCGGCCAGCAGCTGCTCGGCGGCGTGGGCGGCTACAAGTTGCCGCTGTCCATGGCCAACCCGTGCGGCGATGGCCAGGGCTGGGTCAACACCTTCGACAACCTCTGGCTATCGGCTTCGTTCACCGGTGCCAGGCGCTGGGTGCAGAGCGTAACCGAGAGCTACAAGCTGGTGCTGTCCACTGCTGCCGGCGAGTCAGAGCTGACGCGCATCGTTCAGCGCGCGGGCTACACCGTGTCGATCGAGCGCGATCAGGCAGAGAACTGGGGCAGCGATCCGATCCGCGGTGGCGGAACGGGTAGTCAGGACCTGTCCGACGAAGTCCGGCGCAGCAATGCCATCGCAACCGCGCTGCGTATTGGTCAGGCGATGATCGTCGGCGCTCACCGTGAGACGACGCTCAGCTGGGATGTCCCGACCAGCATGGCGATGGGCATCGACCTGTGGCACACGCTTGAGATCGCCGACCAGGGCGTTCATGCGGTCGGCAAATGTCGGCGCATCGTTCACCAGTTCGATCTTGGCAGCGGTGAAGCGATCACCTCGTTGAGCATTGCGATCATGCGTGGCGGCGGCGTCAGTGACGCGCTGACTGTCCCCGCGCGGCCAGACACCAGCCTGCCGCCGTTCACGCCGTCACCGAGCTTGCTGCTCGGCACCCAGCTCGGCGGCCGCCAGGTTGACCCGTACACGGGCTTCCCCATCGGTCCCTATGACGATGATCGGCCAGGCTTCTCGGGCAACTACGACACGAACGACAACATGCCGGCCGAGTTCTACCCGCGCCGATTCGACATCAATGCCCGCGAAATCGGTGCCGAGTATCGCGACGAGCGCACGGCCTCAGCCGAAGCGTTCTATCGCATCGGCATCCCTAACGATCTGCTGGAGCTATGACCATGACCAATGAGGAACGGCGCCGCGCCTCCGGTGCGGCCATGGAAGCGAGCCGCCGCGGAAGTGGTGCCGCGATGGAGGCAAGCCGGAGGGCTAGCGGGGCTGCCATGACCGCGCGCCGGACGGGTAAGAGCGTGGCCGACGACATCCAGTCCCTGGTTCAGCCGCCGCGGCAGGCCAAGCCACTTCCTCGCATCGATCCGGTAGGTGCGTTGCCTGCACAGAAGGGGCGCGGCACGTCATCCGGCCCTGCGACTGGTGGCGCTACCGGCGGCGGCATTGCCAGCCCGCTGTCAGAGGTTCCTGAGTCGCGGGTGTACTACACCGATGCTCAATCGCAGTCGATCTATTCAAATGATTACTTGTTGAGCATGGAAGTCCTGCCGCTGAAGTCGTTGTTTATGACCGATGCGACTGGCGCTGCTGTGCAAATGAACTTCGCATTACCGGTGAGGGCAGTCTGATGTTCGATTCCCCGCTTGAGGAGTCGATGCCCGGGCAGGTTTTGCGTTTTGGGCTTGGGTATCACGGCTTCGTTGAGTTCCCGACACTTCAGTCGAAAACCTCCTGTCCAGGCAACGAGGTCAAGCTGACAACCTATAACGGAATGACGCTTTATCCGTTCCCGGCCGGCGTGACCTTTCCGCGCCGGACCGTCGAGAGCGCGGTTCTGTTCCGTGATCCTCGGGCGACCGATTTGCCCGGCGACGGGGAGGGTGCCACGGGTCGTGACTGGCGCCGATATGCAGTGATCCAGACCAATGGCATCAGAACAGGTGCTATGCCCGGAGAGCCAACGTACAACTATGCGCTGCACACGCCGACGCGGAACGTCCTGATCAACGTCTCTTTGGCCGTTTGCCTGGTGATGAAGACAAAGATCATCGCCAGGAGGTCATCGCCCGTCAGCTCCGAAACCTATCCGATCACCGGGCCATCACTGGGCAATAGCTCGCTGTTTGCGGACGCGGTCCCGACCGGCGCGAGGGCACTGTACTGCAGTCCAGGCAGCTGGCTGCGTGAGCTGGTCATTACCGGGGATTACCCGGCCATCAAACCCGTTAGCTCGAATGTCGTGGCTCAAGGTGAAACCATCGCCACATCCGAGACCGGGACCGCAATTTACGACGTAGGCAATTGGGAGTTCGGCGCCTTCGCCAGCGGCATCACGGAGGGCAATTACAGCATCATCGTGATTGATCGCGCCGATACCGGCGCACCGTTTCCGGAAGGCCACATCTTCAAATTGCCGTACTCGGGCCAGCGGTCAACTACTCGCCGGCGTGTGGTTGGCGGGTACTACGACGGCGAGCGCATTGCCCAGATCTGGAGCGAGGACGAATATCGCGATGTCTATTCGCGTACCGCTTCATGGGGCGTCACCAGCCAGATCGTGACGAACGATGGCGCACAGGTTTCATCCTTCCTCAATGAGACCAACAACTTCGAGTCGACGAGCAGCGTCGCGCTTATCCAGGACGGCGCAAGCGTGTCGAGGTTCGAGATAAAGGCGGCCAGCGAGAGCACCCAGAACAGAACCTGGACATCCGGGGCCGGGTCGTTTTCCGGTACCGGCGGCTCTGACTCGTCCAACACCAGCGATCGTAGTTTTTCGGTGAAGCTGGATGGGACAAACGTTATCGCGGCCTTCCCGGGTGACTGGGAGCAGGTCGGCGGCGGCAGCTATGGTTCGTTTCCGCTTCAAGACCGATCTGCGCCATCGGGAACGCAGATTCGCCTGCAGATCAACGTCGGCGTTTACAGCTACTCCATGCAGCTCAAATGCCTGCGCGTTGAGGTGATCTATACGCGCCGCGTTTCAGATGTCCTCGTTGAAACGCGGGCGGCCTACTTCTACGGCAACGCCTGCTGCAGAGGCAATGTCGACGGTGGCGTTCACTCCCCGGCGAGCGGCGGAACGCTCTACGGCTCAGCCGACCCACTTACTGGCGAAATACGCCGCAACTATCCATACCCAGTCACCTGGTGCTGACCATGCAGACCTACGTAAATAACTGGCTCCGGGAGATCACCCTGGAGCAGGGCGCTACGTCGTGCCCGCTCGACCTGCCTGATGGCGAGTATCGACTGACGCTGGCGGATGCCGCAGCTGGCGCCACGCGATGGGAGATCGTCGACGCAACTGTTGCCAATGGCGTCGCCGCCCTGGTTCGAGCAAGAGAGGGGACAACGGCCCAGCTCTGGTCGCTTGGCAGCGTCATTTACAACGACATCACAGCTGAACAGGCGATATACCTCATGCAGCAGGCGCGACAGGTGCCCGTCCTGCAGCAGCTGCTTGCTGACCTCACTGCGCGAGTGGAAGAGCTCGAACAGGGCCAGGCCATTGATGGCGCCTTTATTGATGAGCACGGGAACGAACTGGTCGATGAATTCGGTTACAACCTGATAGGAGAATGAATGCAATGGCTATGACGCAACACACATATTCAGGGAATGGCTCACCAGAAGTGACCGGCATCGGTTCCAACGCAGCGATTGGTAGCCACTACACCGATCTCGATACCGGCGACTTCTTTCTCCGCGTAAGCGATCCAGGGTCAGGCGGGCGCTGGCAGCAACTGATGCCAGTAGCGGTCGCGGAGACGGTAGACGATATCAACTACATGACCCCAGCCGGGCCGATGTTCGTCATGTTGCCGAATGGCGAAATCTATGTGTCGAGAGTCATGGCTGGAACTTGGTCATGGCTCCAGCTGGCCTTCGCGCCGACCTAACTATCCATTAGACACGGTAGCTGCCCTGAATCTGTCATATCCGGGGTGTGGTTGTGTGATCGAGCGCGCCAGTTGCTGGCCAAAAATCCGGCAGGATCTTCGCATCATCAATTTGCAAAAGGAATTGCAATGCGCGCGTCTATGAAACGCATCCTCACGGTGGTCGCCTTCGGCACGTCGTGTTCGATGGCAGGCTTCTATATCGGCATCAATCAGGCATACGACCATATTACGGAGGACTTGCCGGCCATGATCGAATCGGCTGTGTGTTCGATGCCGCAGGTCTCAGAGCTGCTTTCCCTGTAACCCTGTGCGCCTGCGGTGAGCTAAAGCGCTTCAAGGCGCAGGGCTTCAGCCAATAGCTGATTGGCCAACCTTTCCAATTCTCGCATGGCGGCCAAACGGTCAGCTGGCCTGATCTCTGCCTCGGCAAAGTCGATTTCTGTGGGTACGGCGTCACGTATCGCCTGCGCTGCCCAGCCGGCCGCGAAAGCCTGAACACTCGCTTTGACCATTGAAACCCCTCGGCCCGCCATGTGCGGGCTTTTTTGTGCCTGGAGGAAAGATGCAGAGCAACGAACCCAAGTGGGTGATCGAGGCCCGCAAGTTGATCGGCCTGCACGAGGTGCATGGCCCTGATCATAACCCTGAGATAGTGCAGATGTGGCGGGACATCAAGCGCGGAGGCATCAAGGACGACGAGACGCCATGGTGCGCAGCGTTCGTCGGAGCGATGCTTGAGCGTGTCGGCATCCGTTCCAGTCGATTCGAAAGTGCCCGTTCGTATCTGGACTGGGGGCAACACCTGGCGCTTCCAGTGCCAGGCTGCATCGTGGTGTTTACTCGCCAGGGCGGTGGCCATGTCGGCTTTGCAGTTGGCCGCGATAAGGTCGGCAATCTGCTGATTCTCGGCGGTAACCAGTCGGACGCCGTGAACATCAAGGCATTTCCAGTTGCGCGCGTTACCGGCTATCGCTGGCCGGCAGGCGTGCCGGTGGTGGCAGGGCCCTTGCCCCTGTTCAGCGCCGATCGATCGGAGCGTGAGTCGTGATCGCCTCGCTTGTTGAACGCTCGACCGTGTACGGGTTGCTGGCTGCGCTGTGCTTTACGGCCGGCTGGAAGGTGAACGGCTGGCGATTGGGGGAGGGCATCGCCCAGCAGCAGGCAGAGGCGGTGACGGTCGTTCGAGTAATCGAGCAAAAACAGCAAACGGTTGCGGACGAAGAGGGCAAGAAAGGCCATGACGAACTTGAAGATCTGCGGCGCGCTGCTGATCGTGCTGGGGCTACTGCTGCAGGGCTGCGGGTCGAAGCCAGTCGACTCGCCACTCAGCTCGCTACCTGCAATGCCGGAACTGCCGGCGAGCGCCAGGCAAGGGCAGACGCCGCCGCAGTGTTTGCCGACGTGCTTGGAGAGATGGAATCAGAAGGCCGAGCAATGGCAGAAGCGGCTAGCCGCGCCCGCAGCGCAGGGCTTACCTGTGAGCGGGTTTATGACGGAGTGAGCGGAATACAGCGTAACCGTGCCGTTGAGATTCTAGCGCGTCCATAACGCTGCTTAAGAGCAGTCGAGACGTTCAACATTCACATAAGCAGCCGGGCCCAATAAGCCTTCTAGCCAGTTCGGAAATATCTGGCGCCAGAAAAATGATCGTGATATTAGTATGCCACTAACGATGGCTACTACGGAGACCGCCATGGATATTCGTTATGACAAAGATTGCGTCGAGAAAGATCACTCAGTCGCGGCTCTCGGGGCTGGTGGTGCTGTAGGCTCCGCTGGAGCGGTTGGTGCAGTTGCTGTCTCAGGCTCGGTCGCCGGACTTGGCGCTACAGGTATCACGTCAGGGCTAGCTGCCATCGGCAGTGTTCTCGGCGGTGGGATGGCTACTGGCCTTGCGATTACCGCTGCTGCCCCCGTAGCTGCTGGTGCTGCCGGATATGGCCTCTATAAGCTTTGGAAAAAACGCAAGGCGTAATTTCTGAGGTAGAAACCCGGCGAGAGCCGGGTTTTTTTCATTTAGCTCAATGGTTCATAGTGGCCGCAATTTGAGCAATACGCGTAAGTTTTGTCTCCGTTCGCCAATTTCGAAAATCCGTGTTTAACGGCAATTCCTATGGTTGTGACTGCCGCAGTAATACCGGCTCCGATTAGCAGCTCTTTCGGGCCCTTCGTTGCGCCTTTAACTGCAGTTGCAAGCAAGCCTACTGCGACGGGGCCGGTAGCCGCGGCCGCCAATGGGGCTGTCGCAGAGGCGACCTTTGCGGCTGTTGCTATCAAAGGGCCTGAAAAAACAGTTTTAGATAATTTTCTAAGCTCGCGTTTAGTAACGACCCGGGCAGACGCTTGGTCGCATTTCTTGCAGCGCATCATTCTCCACTCCTCCTTGGTAGATCCAAGGTGGCATATTGACATGCTACGGTCTTAGCCACCTATTCATGTTTTCGCCCGGATACAATAGGTACAGCTGGGTCAATGAGAGCAGGGCCCTCATTTCGCACGTTCCCCACCGCCCGATCCACCGCAAGCCACTCGAATACCTCAACCGGCAGCGCCAGGTCGCGCACGATCTGCTCGGCTCGCTCGAGCGGCAGCTCCGGCTCGATCCACTCCCGTGCCAGGTCTGCCTCAAGCACGACTGGGCGGCGATCGTGGATGTCCACCATGCCCTTGTCGCTGTCGGCAGTGATGATCACGAAGCCGTCGCCGTCGCGATCGGTCATGCCGGTGCGGTCCAGCTGGGCGAGCGCAGCGAACCATAGGGGCTCGCCATTCTTGCGGCGAATGTAATAGGGCTGCTTCTTTTTCGGGTCCGCAGGGTCTTTCACCCATTCGTACCAGCCATCAGCAGCAACCAGCGTTCGGCCGGTGGCCCAGATGTCCCGGAAAAACCGGCTGGTCGCTGCCGTCTCGACGCGTGCATTGATCGCGGGCGGGCGTTTGCCGACAGCCCAGAACGGTTGGTAGCCCCAGGGCAGCTTCGCCATGCGCAGGCCTGCGTCCGTCTCGTAGAAAATCATCACGCGTGAACGCGGCGCGACGTTGTAGCGGTTGATCGGCTCAGGGTCGATGCCGCCTTCGATGGGTTTGTCGTAGCGCAGCGCATCCAGGTACTCGACCGCTGTTCGGTACTGCGTGAATCGACCGCACATATCCCCTCCAGCCTGCTATCGGATGGCTGCCTCTCTTCATTGACCGTGTGACGGGCTCACGGTTTACTGTACACATATACAGTAATCGCAGAGTAGTACGATGCGCGCCACTATCCTCGGCCAACTCGGCCCATCTTCAACGTTCCTTCAGTACGTCGACAGCCGCGTGCCGGCTGGCTTCCCTTCGCCCGCTGCGGACTATGAAGAGGTCACGCTCTCCATCGATGAGCTGGTCGACTTGCGCACGCCACACGTCTACCTGGTAAGGGTAGAGGGCCCCAGCATGGTCGGCGCCGGTATCTACGACGGCGATGTGCTTGTGGTGAACCGGGCGCTGGAGGCGCGCTCCGGGCAGATCGTCGTCGCCTACGTCGACGGCGGCATGACGGTCAAACGGTTGCAGGTATCGCCGGATGGGGTGTGGCTGCAGCCAGAAAACCCGGATTACCGGGCGTTCCGCGTTACCGAGTCCCTGCACGTATGGGGCGTGGCCACTCACAATCTGCACCAGCTATGTTCGCGCTGATTGATTGCAACTCGTTTTACTGCAGTTGCGAGCGTGCCTACCGGCCATGGCTCGACGGCGTGCCGGTGGTAGTGCTGAGCAACAACGACGGCTGTGTGATCGCCCGCACCCGCGAGGCCAAGCGCCTAGGCATCCCCATGGGCGCCCCGTATTTCCAGTGGCGCGACCAGATGCGCGAGTGGGGCGTGGTCTGTTTCTCCAGCAACTACGAGCTCTATTAAGTTAGGTGGAATGCTTTTGAGCTAGGCTGAATCCGTTGACGCTCAGG